TATGGCCTCTGCAACCCTTTCAGGGGCCGGGGCAACCCCAGGCTCCGGTTCTGGCGTTATCTCCTCGCCTACCCCCGGTTCTGCCTCAATTTCGGCTACTTCTGGAGGCTTCTCAGGCTCGATCATCTTCTGGATCTTCTCAATGTCAGCTTGCTTTTGCTTTGCTTTAGCAGTAGCCACCACGTCTACAGCCCCGCCAGGAGCGGCTATTACGGCCAGACCGGCTGCGGAGCGAGCGGCAGTTTCAAGCAGCCGCGCGCGCCATTCTTCGGGTGTAGGCTTGGCATCAGGCTTATCGTCTATCATGCCGCCTATGGTTTCGGCTACAAGGCTCGTTACCTCCTGGAGTTCTTCTTCGGCCACTTCCGCGCCTACGGTTTTGACATAACGTCCTACGGCCAGGGAGATCGCCTTCTTGCCGGCATCTGTTCTTACCACCTTAGAAAGGGCCTGCTTGTAAGACTTGCTCAGGAGATTAAACTGCGCAAGCTCGATAACCCCTATAATAGCACCAGCAGCCAGGGCTATAGGCCGCGCGGTATCCTCGCTTATGCCATTTTCGGACATATCAAGATATAGGCCGCCGCCTTCTCTATCCAGAATATTGTTTATAACCCCATACGAATAACCGGCTTTCAGGCCAAGCCCAAAAGCAGCCGGTACAGTAACAAATTCTTCCGGAGCCAGGGCTTGAGGCCCAGCTTGCCCGGCAACTGCGGTGATCGCCGCAAAACCACCTCCCAGGGTAAGGCCATATTTCAGGCCCTCTTTTTGGGAAGTAAGCATATATGGTAATAGCTGGGCTGCCTCGCCTACTACATATTTAAAAGGGGCTTCTCTAAAGCCTACGTCTTTAAAAGGGCCTGCTTTCTTCGTCCAGTAATCCCTTTCCATGTTGCCCTTCTTGATAGCCTTCTTTGTATCCATCCGGCCCCACATGGCAGATGATCCATAACTTGATCGCACAGCGCCAGCCTTATCCATAGCAAGTTTGAATTTTATGTATTGCGGTAGGGTTGGATCCTTAGCGGCGGGTAAATCCCTCCCGAAGATTTCCTCTGTCGAGAAGGTTTTTTTTTCAGGCGTTCCCAGTAATTGTTCTGTCGTGATTATTTCCGCCATTTATTGTTACCTATGTAGGTGTAACCGTTGCGCTTTTCTCCGACTACAAAGCCAAATTCATCCGCCTGGGAGGGCTTTTCCAGATCGTCTATGATTTGCTCCCTTATGGTTTCTTCGAGCGCGTCATTTGGAGATTTCCCGTCTATAATTTTTTCCATAAGCCCGCGCCTCATCTTAGCCTTTACTCTTGCCTGGGTGTCTTGTGTGGCATATAGGCTTGACTGAGCAATAACCTGCTTCATGGCATCCCTTACTTTGGGATCGTCGTAGAGTTTGTCGTAGGTATCTTCAAGGAGTTCGGTTCTTTCCTTCTTTGTAAGGAAGCCGTCCGCTTCGGCTTGTAGCACATCAGCCCGGTATTGCGCCTTAGCTTCAAATGGTGTTTTTGGTCGAAACCATCTATCCTTTAAGGCTAATTTTCTGTCATCAAGTTCGTTGTATTTATTTATGCTGTCTATGTTTGAGGGATCGGCTACTTTGACCGATTTCAGGCTATTCACGAATACTCTAGCGAATCTCTCGCTAATATTGCCGGCCTCGTATTCACTCCGGGCCAGGTTAATCAGATCGGAATCGGTAACCTCGTTGCTCTGTGAGTCCTGCATGTTTATCCTGAGTTGCGCCATAGTGTCTTCGGTCTCATTCCGTGCTATCTCATGGGCTAGTATCGCTTCTTTTTCCTGCTTCTGCTTCAAGTCCTCTTCGTCTTCAATAGCTACCTGGGCTTCCTTTATAGTAGACTCGTAAAGCTTATGCCCTTCCTTTTCTCCAAATACCCCTGCGGCAACCTGGGCATCAATGATGTTCTTTATCTTAGCAGCGGCTACAATCTTGCCTCTTTCTCCGACGGAGTTAACATAATTGCTTGCCTCAAGGTCGAGTAACTTAAACGTCGCTACCTGTCCGGCTGCTATGACTTTCTTCTTATATGCATTCCCGATCTTGATCTCCGCGGCCTGGTTGCCGTATTCAAAATCAAGCGCTGCCCTGGACTGGATGTTCTTATTCGAAAACCCTTTAAGATTTTCTTTCTTCAGTTCTTCGAGTTCCTTAACATAGGTGTCAGAATTATTATAGTCCGGGTCGTTCGCGGCTCTATTAACAACGTCATTTACCCCTGCCTCGTAGTTGGCCTTAGCGGATGTGTACTGCACGGTATCAACGGCATTGCTCCATTTCACAGCTATAGCAGTAGCCTTCTCAAGGCCAGCGGCTGCGATATCGTATTCGTTCGTATCTCCCGCACCTTCTCTCATAATTTGAGGCTGCTGGGTTGTCAATTGTCGACTTGAGTCATATTGAGGCAGTTTAGGCATTATATTCTCCCTGCTCTTAGATAATAGTTTGATGGGGCAACATTTATTTTACCGTGGATTGCTGTAGTAGCAGTCTTTCCGGATGCCAAACCGCCACCGTACGCAGTTGCTGCTGTGCTTAAAAGTGTAGTAAATGCGTTGGTATACCCGGCCTGGAGAGCCATTCTTGAGCCAGATCTCCCGCGACGCAAGGTCTCTCTTGAGCCAGACAAGGCATAGCGCTTCCGGACTTCGAGATTGTACTGGCCTATGGATTTATCAAGCTGCATCTGGGTCTCTGTGTCGATCATAACTGCAAGAGGCGAACCGGATAAGAGTAGCCCTGCTTTGCCTGTCCTGGCGATGGCGGTGCTGCGCGCCCTGTTTATAGCCCTGTCATATTGGTAGGCCTCTATGCCCTTCTGTTCCTCGACCATGTTGGCCTGTTGCTGATAAATAGCCGCATTGTATTCTGACTGGGCCTTCAACTCTTTGCTCTTTTTTATCCCGGAAGCGGCCTGCATACCCGCTGTCGCTAATCCTAATCCTACTACTGCCGCTGTGGCTAAACTCATTTTAACCTCACTTATCGAAAGTTTCCATTTTTGTTATAATGCTCAACAGTTCAATTGGTAGAGGATCTTCATTTTTAAGATAGACTTGCGCGCCATAGGCGTAGTCACCGTAAAAAGATATATTCGGTATGACCCCTGTGTATAGCAATTCAGGCGTACCCAGGTTTGTGCTGGGGTCTCTGGTCGCGGCCCGGTCGAGCGTGGATGATGTAGCACCCACTTTGAAGCCCCGGTGCGAACGATTAACCTTAAAGGCCACCTCGTGAATCTTTTGTATCTTGCCCTGAGATGTACCTTTAGCCGACCCGGCTTCCCTGGGCAGCGTTTGAATTATCTGATCGTAAGGCAGCCCCACGCTTACCACGAAATAATCGTACGCAAGCTGTATGGCCTCTGAGGCAACTGTCTTCGCAGGCCTATCCACGCCGCCGTCTGCCAGTACCCCTACCGTAGCGGCATCCAAATGGGCCAGGCCGGTGATGGTCTGAACAGACAGACCCCACTTGCCGGCAGCATAGCTTGAGGCATCGAAGGCGAATTTAACCGTGGCCACAACAGTTGTCCCGGAAGTAAAGGCTGTGATCTTGGCCTCTCCTACGGTCGAGCCGTCTAGGGTATCAATGGCGCGGATTCTCTGGCCCACATCGCCTGACGCAAAGTAATTGCCGCTTGTTGTAAGGGTTATAGTCGACCCTGTCCCGCCAGTAGCGGATAGGGATATGCTTGTAGCCGAACTCGAAGTCGAACTATACGCATTATAGGTAAGGGCCGAATGCAGATATAAGCACAGATCCTGCCTATCTGGGACTACGATGTCCTCAAAAACCTCCACATATCGCTTCTGCGCGCCGTTTATCCAGCGCTCCACTATCACCCATACCTCATCATACGGCTTAGTCTGAGAGGGTATAACTGCTATTGAACTGTATGTGCCGGAGGTTGTTTGCTTGGCCCAGGCGGTGAGTTCCTGATCTATCTCGCGCGTCATGGTTGCTAGCGTACCGTCTGTCCTTACGCAATAAAGTATGGTATCCGGGTTCTGCTGATAGTCCATATCAACTATCCCCTCGCCTAAGATATGAGGGCTAAATATGGTCTTATCAATTGCTTTATAGGTATCGAGATCCCAGAAGTAGAATAACTCCCGGAGTTTCTTCTTAAAGCGCTGCACATAGTAAATAAAGTGGCCTATCTTCTTAGGCACGATAGCCTCAGCCCCGAAGCTGACCTCAGCGGATGCAGTAACATTCGAAGGCGTTATAGGTTCGGAAGAGCCGCTATTTATAATGAAAGGCCCGCCGTAAGTCCCTACGGCAAGCGACTTGCCGGAAGACAGCCAGTTTATCTCGTTCGCCTCATTCGAGGCCAGGGCAAGGTTTAGGCCATCATCGTCGGCCGCTCCCTCCAAAGCAAAATCATCGTATATAAATACCTTTGAACCCCATACCTTCTGTGGCTCTTTAGCCGTCCGGGCAAAGAATAAGCGCCTCTCATGGAACGCCACGCGCGCGGGATACCCGCTAACAGCGCTCCAGGCTCCCTCAGCCCAAACAGACGTTGGATCATTCGCGGCTATGCTTAGGGTCTTTATGACAGTAGCCGTAGCGGTAAGAGTGTCTTTGACATAAGTGATCTTGACATACCCCTGCTCATCAAGGCCTGTGGTTGAATTGGTGAGTGTAGTGCCTATCTTCCAGTAGGTGTTATGATGCCCCAGGGTACTACCTGATACCGTGAATATCCCGGTGCTTGCGGTTATATTGATAGTACCGACGGAGGCAGAGATAGATACGGTGGTCGAAGTGTTTGTATTGTCATCCTTGAACGGCCCGCCTAAGAAATCAAAGTCTGCTATTGACCAGCTTGCCGCAGCACTCCGGACAAGTCTCTGCGGTGGGTGATCGGGATGAGTGAGGTACATAACATCGTTAAGCTGTGTAAACTGTACATCGAATATTTCACTTTCCGTGAATACATGCGCGAGCGTGAAAGGAGTCGTGCCTGTTGTTACGACTATGCCGCCATTGGTATAGAACCTGAAATACAGCGGCCCCATCTCAATCGCATAGGCATCGCTCCTGTTGAATACGAATTTAATAAGGCGCGTCTTTAAAGTAGAAACGCTCACCTCCCGGACGAACCTTGTGCCGGGAGTGGACAGTACTGAACCGTAAGGTCTTACAAGGAAGTTTTGCACTATCTGGCATGCGTTAGCATATTGTGCTACATCAGTCCTGCCGAATAGCGATGGGCCAAATTCTCCACCAGCGAAACTTGTTTGTATATGATCTACTTTCCCCATTATGTCACCGCCACCTCGTGTGCCATTATGCTGTCGGGTTAGTGTTAAAGTCTTTAGCCCGCTCCCAGGCATCATCCTTCATAACCTGATGCACTCCTGTTTGGCTATTCTCTGCCATTGCTTTAGGCAAAGAGACCTTGTTATATTTTTCCATAAATGCTGCTGCTTTGGTTGCTGAGTTAGTGATCATGAAGCATACATCCGAACAAAGCTTATCGATAAAAGCTTCTAGGAACTTCGGAGGGTACTTCGATGGATTGTTGTGATCGTAGACATACAGGATGCCTAGTCCGGTTGTGTCAGCAATGATATAATCGCCTTCTACTCTCCACTCTGCCTCATCGTCGCTCACATCAAATATCCTTAAAACATCGGCCGGGCGCACATAAACTGTTGTCTCATCCGGGTAGTCCCAGGCCATATCGACTGCCGATACAGATAATGACGTGCGAGTAACAGCGAATGTCCACTTGCACTCGCTCAGTATGCTTTGCCGGGCTATCTCATACACGCGATTGGCTATGCGCGCATTATTGGTGTCATCGGTGATATTGGTTATGGGAGCCGCACCGCAAAGGGTAAGAGCCTTGTTTATTAAAGATGTTTGGGTTACAGCCATAAAGCCTCCTTAAAGAAGGGGGCGAGGTTTGTGGCCCCGCCCCCAGACTACCTAGACGTAACGAACTACCGATTTAACTGTGCCGGTACTCATCGTCCAGTTGTTCAATTTCAGGGCGATGGTTACCTGCGTTCCAGCAGTTACCTTCTGGAAAGCACCCTGTTTCGCATGTGTAGGCGTTGTCGCGGCCGCAAGTAAACCTGTCATGTAACCAGGCAACCTGAGCGTTGTCATCGTCTCGTTATGCGATACAGTATGGATACCCAAGAGGGTATCTATGGCGCTATCAGTCGTGAAACCTACCGACAGCGTTCCGCTTGTCTGCGATGCAGAAGTCTGGATCTGTATGTCAATCGAGGTGATCTTCTTGTTCACAGGCAGCGTGGCAAGCGCGATAGAAGTATTTGTCAGGGTAATGTTACTCGTTAGAGTGTAATTATCCAGCCAAACCTTTTCTACCGACTTTACATAGCCGTCAGGGATAATGTTATCCCCGCCGGGTGAATCGTATTTCGTTACGTTTTGTCCTTTCACAGCATTAACAGACATGATTAACTCTCTTTCTCTCGCTTATAGCGAGGTAGTAAGGTTACTCGATAACGTCTACTTTCACGACGCGGGCCTCTTCGAGACGAACCGTGCCGATGTTTATCTCATAGTACACCTGCCATGAATACGACAGGTCTTTCCTCTCATCCGTGCGGACGAGTGGCTGAGATCCGAGCGCCGCGCAGATACCGTATCTCTGGAATGCCAGACAGGTGGTCTGTGTTCCGGAGGCGGTAAGCTGGTTGGACATGATCCACTTGAAGCCCATCCAAGTGTCAATCTCGCCTCGTACAAGCGCCTTTACAGCGTTGTAGTCTGACGATGTTGCTTCGGTGGTAGCCAGTAAATCCTCAATTGCGATAGGGTTTACGACGAAGAAACGATCTTCCATTTCAACATCTTCCCTATCAAGGATTTGTTTGGCCTGGTTAACCCTGGCGAATGTCAGGGTCGCGGGTGTCCCTGCGATATGGCTTATGTTGGATATCGCATCCGTACCGAGAGTTATAGAGCCACTCCCGGTCTCGCCGGTATTTGCGGTTCCTTCTAGACCAGCTATGATACGCAGGTCTATTTGGCGGCCTAAGGATCTCGCCGCCGCTATCGTGTATGCACTTCTTGGATCTGACAACGTCCTTAACTCATCACCGCGGTCAAGCATACGATTGTCATGGTAATCAATCATAGTGGCCATTCTGCGATAGAGGTTCGGGTCGTTGTTCGGGGTCGCTACGTTACGACCTGCCTTAGCTTCCATCGACCACTCGCCGATCTGGTCTTGGAAGAAGGTCTTTCCTCGCACATTCGGTTTAAGATAAACCGCATTGATTAACTTGGAATACTTCTGCTGTGCAAGCTGCATAATATTCCGCGCATAGGCTTGCGCAAATATAGTTGCTTGTGTGTCTGCCATTTCCCTCTCCTTTGTTGTCTTCTTTGCTCAAGGACTGATTATCCTCAACAGAGAGGGTCACGCCTTTCGCAAACACCACGCCGGGGCATTTCAGCTTGTCCGGTACATCAGCAAGGCTAAAGGGGCGTTTGCTTATCCTTGTGCCTTGTTTATTGACTTCAAGAGCGAGTTGTATCTATCCATCGCTCTTTGATGTTCAGCATCCGTGAACTTATTGGACTGGTTCATGTATGGGCCATCCAGGTCTCTTGTCATCTTGTCAATCTCTTCCTGCGCTTCTTCCGGCGCAAGCGAGAATCTCTGGTAGCCAAAGTCTCCGATCTTATTCTCAGCGAACTGACCGCCAATCTTGGACAGGAACTTTATACCCCTGGGATCTTTAGACAGGGTTGCAGTAACAAAGTTCTCTGTATCTTGGTCACCTGAGAATTTGTTTATGACAAGCTGGCCAAGCTGAACGTTGGTATCATAAGCATCGCCCCACTCTGCGCGCATCTGGTTGACTACTTCAGTCATCTTGGTTTCCTGATCCTTGACCGCATTGGCATAAATTTCCTTCGTCATGTCCGTATAGGCTCCCCATAACCCTTTTGCCTGGTTAGGGGTAAGCTTAAAAGCATGAACTGTTTC